TTTATCACTTTTAAATCCTATGCAACTTACAGTAATTATAAGAATGTTAGAAGGTTATACTAATAAAGAGATAGGCTTGCAGCTTGGTAGATCAGGAAGTACTGTAGATGGTCAACGCTGGAGCGGTCAAAAGAAGATAAAGGAGATGATTGGAGATGATTGGAGATAATTGGACTTTGTTAAATTGATAAAATGATCAAAAAAATCACTCTATAATTTTACTGTTTGATAATAAATATTATTTATTTTTTGACTTTTTGATAAATCAACTGTTAGTATGCATGATGAAGGATTATGCATATGAATGATAAATCTACACAAAAAAAAGAAGGACATATAAAACCAAGGTTGAGATTTGACAATCTAGGAATAACAGGAACTCAATTGTCAGGGGGAGTAATAACAGGGAAAGAGAGAAACCCTGAGTTATTTGGAGAGAGCTGGATACTTGAAGCAGAAAATATGCTTATGACTGATCCAACTATCAGAAAATCATGGATCATGGTTAAACAAACTTTATTAAGTGCTACATGGGCTTGGGAAAGTGCTAATCAGGATGATGAACAGTGTAATCAATTAGCTGAGTTTGGGAATGAGTGTTTTGGGTTTAATGGATATGCTGGAATGATGGATAAATCCTTCCTTCAACAATTAGAGTTTTTAGTTGAAGCATTTCCTATAGGTTTTAGGTATGCAGAAGAACTTTATCATGTAGCTCCTGATAAAGAGGGAAGAGTCAAAGTATGGCTAAAGGAGTTTGCAGATAGAGAACCAAGTTCTCACATGAAATGGTTGTCAAGAGATGATCAAACTTTAGATGGAGTTCTTCAAAAACAAGTAGGCATTAAAAAAACCCCTCGTCCTATTCCATCAAACAAATTATTACTTATCAATATAAATCAAACAGGTTCTAATTGGGCTGGAGTGGGTATGCTTAGACCTGCTCATTGGTACTGGGCAACTAAAGAGAGAGTCTCAAATCTATTATTAATAGCTGCTGAAAGGTGGAGTGTTCCAACGCCTAAAATTGTTATTGATAGAGCAGGTAAGCAGGAACAAGGTTATGAAGATACTGATATAAACGAGATGATTGATCAAGCTACAGTTCAAGCCAAGAATTTCCTAAGTGCTGAACAACAGTATTTAATAGAAGGAGAAGCTGTAAAGTTTGATATTTATGCTCCTGCTCCTTCTTTTGAATCAGGCCCTCTCCAAATAATAGAGAGATGCAATACTGAAATTATGTCAGCTTTCTTAACTGAGTTCTCAATATTAGGACAAACTTCAACTGGAGCTAGATCAGTAGGAGAGATACATAACTCTACATTTAGAAGGGCCTGTATAACACTTCTAAATAGAATAGCTGATCAAATAAGTGGAGTAGATAGAGAAGGAGGAGGAACAATAGGGAGATTAATTAGATGGAACTTTGGAAATATTCCTCAATCCTCACTTCCTAAACTAAGACACTATGGCCTTGATACTGATGAGTTAGCAGAATCATTGCAGATGTTACCTGCTTTAGTAACAAGTGGACTTTTAACTCCTGATAACACTTTGGAACATGCAATTAGAGACAGATTAGGAGCTACTCAACTTCCTGAAGATGAACAAAGAACAGCTCAGGAAAGGAAACTCCCTTTATCTCCTGTAGGAGGAGCTATGCAATTAGCAGAGCAAATCATGAGGAAGAAAAAAAATGGTTAAAAAGATAAGAAGAAAAAAGAAGGTTAAGTCCTCATTTAATAAACCTCCTGAAGCTACTGATATTCAAAAACCAGTAAAACATTTTGCTCTATCTGAAGTGGATTCAACTGAGAATTTAACAGTAGGAAGTCCATTTAAGACTCTTGCTTTAGGTCAAGTCTCATCTCGATTGAGTGGAGATCAAGTAGGTTCTGAAATCACAATTGAACTCTTGAATGAACTTGTGAGGGTTTTCTATGAGCGCAAAGAAAAAGACCCTGTAATTATTGACTGGAATCATGCTTCAAGTCCCTTCAATGGAGAGTCTATTGCTCCTCCTGAATCTTCAATGGCCTTAGGAGTTATAGAGGATTTAGAAGTAAAAGATGGAGGTTTATATGCATCTCCTAAATATACTGAAAAAGGAATTGAGATAATAGAACAGTCTCAAGGCCTGCTTTGGTCTTCTCCTGAATATCTACAGGGAGAAGTTTTTTCAAGGGATGGAGGAGAAAAAATAGGTGAAGCTATGTTGTTAGCTGTCACTTTAACTCCTAGACCTGCTCAACAAGTTAATAAAATTGAAACTGTAAAATTAAAGGAGGATTCATTTATGGATCTATCAAGTTTACCTGATGAATTTAAAGCTCTACTTGCTTCTAAAGATGAAATCATTAGAGAATTAGAAGCTAAGTTACAAGATGCGATGAGCAATGAAGCAGCAAAAGTTACTCCAGAAGTAGCTGAAAAAATTGTTGAAGAAGTTGTGGATGAAGTCTCAACTCTTGCTGAAGATGATGAAGATAAAAAAGAAGATGAAGATAAAAAAGAAGCTATGAGTGAGATGTTAACAGAAAGATCTTCTCAAGTTGAATTACTGAGAGAACATAATTTACTAAAAGAGCAATTCAACCAAGTCCTTAAAGAAAGACATATTGAAAAAAGAACTCAGGCTATTGAGTCTCTTGTTCAATCAGGAAGAATTAATCCAAGTGAGATTAAACCTGCAAAAGTCGCTTATGATCTAAAAGATAAAGATTCAACTTTATGGAATATGTTTAAAGAGAGATCTTTGAATCAAGCTGTTCCTTTGGATAAAATAGGACATGGATCAAAAGCTGCAGTTACAAGTACTTCCACTTTAAATGAAAAAGTTAAACTTTTATCTGAAGAAAAAGGGATCACATTTTATCAAGCTTTAAGTGAATATAGAATTGATAATCCTACTGAATATAATAGAGCTTATGGAGTTAAATGATATGAGTACTCAAATTTATGCAACTTTTGAAGCTGCAGGAACTATCACAGAATATGCAGCGGTATTATTAGATGCAGCCAATAAGATTATTGTAACAACTAATGGGAGTGATCCTTCAATTATTGGTATTGCTCAAAGTGCAGCAGTATCTGGAGATATGGTCAATGTAGTTGTGAGTGGAAAGACTAGAATGGTAGCAGGAGCTGCAGTAGTTCCAGCTACTAACAATCAATTGATGACGACTGCTAATGGAAGAATCATTGTAGCAACTTCTACTAATTTTGTTACTGCTTCAGCAATTCCTTCTTCTCAAGATACAGCTTATGCGGCTGGAGAGCAATTTATAGGAATCTTTCAACCTCCTCAAGTTGTGAAAGCATAAAAATAAGGATTTAAATCATGGCATCTAGTTATTTAAATATACATCCAGTAGATGAAATTCTCAGTTCATTGGCTCAAGAAGCTGTTCAAGGTGAATCTGCTTTTATTGCTGATCAAATTTTTGAAACAATTCAGACTTCAGAAAGATCAGGAACTTTATTAATTGAAGCAAGTAGAAACTATACAGGAGCAGGAGCAGGCCAATCTTTTGAAAGAGCTACTGGATCAAGCCGAGTTGACATAGCTGGTTTTGATAGATCAACAGCAGTTTTTAAAGCTAAAATTTATGGTGCTCAAGATTCCATTGCTAGAGAAGATTTAGAAGATTCTCAGTTTCCAGGTAGCGAAGAACAGAGATTAGTTAAAAAAGTATCTCGAGTTTTAAAGCTTGATAGAGAGAGAAGAGCTGCAAGTTTATTATTCAGCGGATGGACAGGAACAACAATAACTCCAGCTACTAAATTTGATGCAGCAGGAGCTTCTCCACTTGACTACCTTCATAGCACACCTCTAGAAACTGTTTTTGCTTCAGCTCATGGAATTTATGCAGATTCAATGATCTTAGGACATGGAGTTTTTAGGGCTTTATCAAGGTCTAATGATGTGAGAGGAATTGCAGGTCATGTTTTAGCTGCTGGTTCAGCTTTAGCTTCAGGCAATATGATCTTAACCCAAGAAGAGACTTTAAGTATTTTGAGAGCTAAATTAGGAATCCCTAATATTTATGTTGCTGAAGCTCGACAAGATTCAGCAGTAGCTGGAGCTACATCTTCAGAG